CCAAAGTCAATGATTTTAAAAAGTCTTCCAAAGGATGGAATCTTGAAGATTTGGTCTTTGATTTTATAAGTAATAAATTCTTGGTCAGTTGGAATAAACATAATGTTATTGGTATGAAGGTCATTATGGGTGAATTGGAAGATATTCTGATAAACATAAAGTATGACAATGATTTGAAAAATAGCACTCTCTAATTCTTCAATCTTAATATCCGTTCCATCGAGAAGTGAATCAAAAGTATTCTGGCATTTTTCAATGGCAATCACTTGTGTCGGAATTTGATTGATAACCAGTATGAGTTTTTGAAGTTCTTCCTCCATGGAACCATGAAATGAGGAATCATCGTCTTCATAATCATCTTCACATTCTTCTTCGTCTGTTTCCCAAATATCTTCGCTTCCATTCTCCTCTTCTTCATCCGAGTAATCTACATCGGAATTATCTTCTTCATTGTTTACATTTTTACAGTGAAGCATCTCATCGTTTTCGTCTGTATCAATTTTGAGTTCTTCTAATTCTAAAACTACTTCTTCCTTTTGTTCTTCAATATTCTCAATCTTTAATTCTCCTATGTTAATATCTGTATCAAAGTCAATCTCAATTTCCTCTTCACTTATTTGTATCGGGTCCAATTTGGAATCCTTCTTAAAGATAGATGAAATATATTCATCCTTAAAATGGAAGAGTTGGTTTAATTTTTCATTAAAGAAATTGGAGTCGCCGATATATTCAAAGTCATCGGCAATATCAATCTCAAAGTTATTCTTAATACAAATATAACTATCATACAGTTCAATTCCGTGTTGAAATCCATGTTTTTTTAATTGGGAGGTAATATAATAGAAAAACCCGTCAACATATGCGTAGTTATGTGGACATTGAATACATGTTCTAAAAATATTATCACTCGCATCAGTGACAGGTGCGTTAGATGGAAGCATATTCATTTCGTCACTTTTGTATTTTCCTATCAAAAACTTCACATAATCTACTAAAGTAATGAACTTTTTGTAACATTGGCGTTTATTTCCAGATGAGTCCAAAAATTCGTATTCGTTGTATGAAATTTTTTGAGTGTATTCGCCGATTTCCTTCTTGGGTGTTACACCGGTATATTCAAAAAGTGGATTATATAGGGTGTAATTTCCTTTGTCGTAATCATTGAAATTCTCTTCCGTGGTCATTATGATTTCTAAATAAAAAGGTTCTATGACTTTTAACTTATTGAGAGCAAATTCGTTAAAATAATTTATTTTAATCCGTCAATTTATATATAATGGCATCACAATTAGAACTTAAGAAATTTGATATGAAACGTATTGTATTTGATAAAAATGAAAACAAGGGTCCAGTGATTGTTATGATTGGTAGACGTGATACTGGTAAAAGTTTCTTAATGAGGGATTTATTATATCATCAGAGAGACATTCCTGTTGGAACAGTTGTATCTGGAACAGAGCAGTTGAATCAGTTTTTCTCTGCACATGTTCCACCGGTTTTAATTCATTACAAATTTAGTAAAAGTATAATAGGAAATGTTTTGATGAGACAAAAACAAGTTGTAAAACAGTTTAAATCACAGATGGAAATGTATAAAAAAACTACTTTAGACCCACGTGCATTCTTAATTCTGGATGATTGCATGTATGATAAAAGTTGGCCAAATGATGAACTTATTAGAATTATATTCATGAATGGTCGTCATTACAAATTGCTCACAATTTTTTCACAACAATTCCCGTTGGGAATTCCCCCAGTATTAAGAACTAACATTGATTATGTATTCATTTTAAGAGAACCTGTTACTTCAAATAGAAAAAGATTATATGAGAATTATGCAGGTATGTTTCCTACATTCGAGTCCTTCTGCCAGGTTATGGACCAATGTACCGAAAACTTTGAGTGTTTAGTAATAGATAATAATTGTAAATCGAATAAATTAAGTGACCAAGTATCATGGTATAAAGCCCTGTCTTGTCCACCTTTTAAGATGTGTGCACCTGAATTATGGAAGATGAAAGGAAATGACGAAGAGGAACCCCAATTTGATGCTGCCAAAGCAGTCAAACAACAAATTCATGTTAAGAAGACAAAGTTTTAGTTCGCTTCATCCATTTTCTCTGAATTTTTCTTAATGCCTTAATTCCATCCTTCCAATCTTTTTCCCATACTTCGACATAATTATATCCAAGTTCAATCAATTTATCTCGTTTCTGGATTGTTTTATTATATAATTCTCCATATGTCATATTAATAACTTTATTCATTTCATCCATTTTAAACATTTTGGGGTTTCCGTGCCAAAGGTCTCCTAAAAATTCATAAACTGTATTTGTATCATGACAATATCCATCTGCCCTATATTTTGTATTTGGAATACAAAACTCTCCTCCATTTTCGGCATGTTGAATTTTATGATTTATTTCCAAGTATTTAATCCATTCTAATGAAATTTTAGAATAATTTTTTCTATTTTGGCATTTTGGACATCTTACATTATGAATTGTTTTGTTTGATATAATTTGTTGATATTCATACATAAATCCTTGGTCGCATCTATTTAAACATATCCACCACACTAATCTATTATTAAATGGAGAAACTTCTGAAGGTTTAAATGTATTTTTTGTTGGATGCCATAATTTTGCTATCTCAGGAAATCTATGTTCTAGGGATTGATGATAACATATTTTAGGGGTTGTAGTTGAGCAATATGGACAACCAGAACCACCATATGCGTTTGTTCTTGCATTAATAGTTTTTTCATATTCATGTTGAATACAACCTTCATAACCACAAGTATTGGGGCAAAGCCACCACACCTTCTCTAATGAACCATATTTATAGGCAGATGGAAGTTTGTCACCATTCTTGGTTGGATGCCATTCCTTTGCAATTTCTGGAAACTTTCCCTCCAAAGAATTCATTTTTGTTACTGGTTTCACACCAACCTTGCCATTACAACCGGGACATCCGGAACCTTTTGCGCGAGCTTTAATTGCGGCTTCCCATTCCATCGCACATACTTTACAAATCCAATGCACCTTCTTATCTGAACCTGGTCGGATTTTTGTCGGATCTGTATTAATATTCTTATCATAATTCCATTCATCCATAAGGTCCTCATGTTTATTTGCTAATGATTGATGTATACAGATTACTGTTGAACCTTTTGCGCAGTAAGGACACCCTGTATTCTTTAATGTTCGTGATTGAGGAGTGGTTAACCATTCATGTAAACAACCATTATCACAAGTATTTGGACATAGAAACCAATATTTTTCAATACTATTCGCCTTAACTTTATCAGGTGTCAATCCTTTGTTTTTGGTTGGATGCCATTGGGACGCAATTTCTTCGTATGAACTTAACATTTTTTATACGAAGAAATAATAAAAAATCTTTGAATCAATTTTTAATATTTAATCAAATAATTAAAAACAATAAATGGCTGCATGTTATTGTGCGCCTGGTCACCCCCTGTATTGGATATAGTAATGGCCTTAGGTAAAGTAGCCACACTAGGTTCTCCAGATGAATTATCTGTAGCAGTTGTAGTACCAGTACCATTGGCTGTCATTAATCCTAAACTATTTTCAACGCTATTTGTTCCGTGACTGTGCGAAGGCATTTCATTCGTAGTTAGTGTATGGGTTTCAGCTCCACCAGTACTTCCTAAAGTACGATTGGTTAAACCACTTCCAGTTCCGGTTCCAACAATAACACGACCTCTTATGTCAGGTACATTAAAATTGTCTCCACTACCTCCATAAGTATATAAAATAGCATTAAACAAATTTGTGTAAGTGTCTTTTAAAAGAGATGCGCCATTACAGTTTAACCAACCATCCGGAATTACTACCGCAGCGGACTGAATGATAGTTCCATAAGGAATAAGAAGGTAACTATCTAAATAATAATTACCAGAAGCATAGAAGTTATTCGCACTTAAATCGCCACCAACAGTAAGATTTCTTTCAACATGTAAATCACCGCGGTCTATATGAGGTGTTAAAAATTTAGACACACGATTGTCCGTATATACATTTTTATTGGTTGCTTGGTTCTTGGCACGTCTAAAGGACATATTTATACTATTACAATATATTTTTTACATAAAAATATGATGTAATATAAAATGACTCCTATTCAGAAAAGATTTCTTCTATTTCTTATTGGTTGTATTGGTACGAGGACATTGTTTGTCTATGCTGCTAAGACTGTATCCAAATCCATCTTGATGTA